GCGATGGAATACGCCGAGGGCGTGATGTCGGGCGACATCGCAGCCGGCAAATGGGTCTATGCGGCCGCGAAACGTTTCCTCGCGGACTGCGACCGCACCGACATCGCGATGGACTGGGAAGAGGTCGACAATTTGGTGGCGTTCTACGCCCGGCTGCCCCTGATCAACGAGGCGTTCGGCGAGCCGTTCATTCTCAACCCGTGGCAAGTGTTCACGCTGGCGAACATCTGGGGGTGGCGCTGGACGGATGACGGCCGCCGGCGCGTGCGCCAGGGCATCCTTCAGGTCGCCCGAGGCAACGGCAAGACCACGCTCATGGCGGGGCTGTGCCTGTACGACCTGTGCAGCGGCACGGGTCGCCGGGCGCACGTGATCGCCAACCGCGAGGAGCAAGCCGAGATCCTGCTCGACACCGCCAAAACGATGGTCCGCGCCATGGGCGAGACCGACCTGAAGGTGCTGCAGTACAGCATCTCGCGCAAGGAAGCCGACTGCGTGCTGACCGCGCTGCCGGCGAAGGAGTCGAGCCTCGACGGCCTGACGCCGAGCCTCTGGATTGCCGACGAGGCCGCCGAGTACCGAGGGCGGTTCCTGTCCAAGCTGACGAGCTCGATGGCGAAGCGCCGCGAGGCGCTGGGCGTCATCATCTCGACGCCGGCCGACACGCCCGACAACATCTACGGCGAGAAGATCGCCCACGCCGAGGCCGTGCTGCGCGGCGAGGTGCTGGACGATTCGACCGTGGCGATGCTGTACGGCATCGATGAGACCGACGATACGGACGATGAGGAGGCGTGGCCGAAGGCCAACCCGAACATGCAGCACGGGCAGCCCGCGCGGAAGAGCCTGCGCGAGCAGTACCTTCAATCGAAAACGACGCCGATGGGCCGCGCCGAGTTCGCGCGCTACCACTGCTGCCGCATGGCGGCGGTATCCGAGGGTTGGCTCGACATGCAGTTCTGGCCGGGCGGTCAGGACATCGACTGGGGCCAGCTGCGCGGCCGCGAGGCGTACTGCGGCATCGACTTGTCTAAGAGTGGGGACCTGTCCGCGCTGGTGGTCGCCGTTCCCCTTGACGATGGGCGGGTGGCGCTGCGCGGGCACTACTGGTGGCCCTCCGAGAACGTGCGGCAGCGCGAGCTCGACTACCGCCTGCCTGTGCGGAACTGGGCGCACAGCGGCAAGATCCAGCTGACCGAAGGCCCGGCCATCTCGTACAGCGCCATCCTTGAGGTGCTGGTGGCGGTCTGCGCCGAGTTCAGCGTCCAGACGGTTGCCATCGATTCGTGGGGCGACGCCATGTTCGCCGAGATGGCCCTTGAGCGCCGCGTGCCCCTCAAGACCTACAGCCAGGGCATCGCCACGATGGGCCCGGGCTGCGCGCTGTGGCAACAGCTGTGGATGGACCGCAAGATTGTGATTGGCGATGACCCAGTGCTAAGAAACGCGTGCACCCGGGCGATCCCGATCCGCGACAGCAACGGCAACGTCAAGGTCAACAAGGCCAAGCGCGTGCACGTCATCGACCCGCTCGTCGCGTCGATCATGGCGGTCCACGCGTGGGGCGGCCGTCGCGGCACGTCGTGGGACTTCCTCAACGATTCATAAGTTTGGGAAGGGGCGCGGGCTTGCGCGGGCGCTGACAATGCTCGCGTGATCGCGGACATCATCCGTAATCTCTTCCGTCGGAACTACAGCACCACCCTTCTGGGTGGCGAGATGTCCGCTGTGCCGAACGTCGGGCCTCTTACCGCGCTGCGGTACACGCCCGTCTACCGAGCGGTGACGCTGATCGCGGGCGACATCGCGCGACTCGACTGCAAGCTGAGCGAGCCTACCGCCGATGTCCTGTGGCGGCAGCCGTCGGTTTGGTGGGGCGCGTTTGAGTTCCGACGCGCGCTCATGATGAACGCGCTCCTCTATGGCAACGGGTTCGCGCTCATCAACCGCACCAAGGGCGGCGAGCTGCTTGAGCTGCTGCTGCTCGACAACGACAACGTGAGCCTCGACACCCAGAGCGGCGTGCCCACCTACTCGGTGCGCGGTTTCCTGGGCGTCCCTGCCGCAGACATCCTGCACGTGCGCGCGCCGAGCACGAACGGCCTGTGGGGCGAGAGCCCGATCAACCTGTGCCGCACGTCGATTCAGATCCTCGCGTCGCAGGAGCAGATGGCGCTCACGTCGTACCGCAACGCAGGCAACCCCAAGATAGCGCTCGTCCACAAGGCGAAGATCGACGAAGCGCTTATGCAGAAGATCGAGAACTACTACATGAAGCGGCATGGGGGCGCGGAGAACGCCGGCAAGCCCGTGGTTCTCGGCGACGATGTCCGCATCGAGCGGATCAGCTCGACGCTGGATGACACGGGCCTTGAGGCCGCTCGGAAGTATTCCATCGCCGACGTGTCGCGCCTGTACGGCGTGCCTGCGTCGTACCTGTCCGAGGATGTCGGTTCGTCATACGGCACGATGGAATGGCTGTCGCGCATGTACGTCGACGGATGCCTTGCCGCGTGGATGGCGGCCGTCGAGAGCGAGCTCAAGGCGAAGCTCATGAACCCCTACGCGTCGGTTTCGTGGGACACCGATGCGCTCATCCGTCCAGGCGTCGCCGAGCAGATGGCGGCGCTGCGGACTGGTGTGGAGGGCGGGTTCCTGACGCGCAACGAAGCGCGCGCCAAGCTGGACCTCGAGCCCCTCGAGGGACTCGACGCGCCGACGCTCGCGCTCAACGTCGGCACCGGCGGCGGCTCGAGCAACCTCGGCAGCGACACGTCGGAAGAGGAGGGGACGCCCAATGATTTCTAGGCGATTCGCCGGCGAGATCGAGAACGGCGAGGGCCGCACGCTGTCGGGCCTCGCGGTGCCGTACATGCGCTGGTCCGACGAGATCGTTGAATCTGGCGTGCGCGGCGCGTTTCAGGAGCGCATCGCCCCGGACGCGTTCGGCGAGATCGACGGCGCGGACATCAAGCTGCTGTTCAACCATGAGCCGGGCGCGCTGCTCGCGCGGACCAAGAGCGGAACGCTGAAGCTCAACCAGACCAAGGGCGGCCTGCGCTTCACCGCGCAGCTGCCGGAGACCTCGCTGGGGAACGACGTGCGCGAGCTCATGCAGCGCGGCGACCTCACGGGGGAGATGTCGTTCGGGTTCTACGCGGAAGCGGACGAATGGAACGAAAAGCGCACGCTGCGCACTGTCACGAAGGCACGGCTTGTCGAGCTGTCCGTGGTGGTCGACGCGGCGTACGGAGACAGGACAAGTTCGTCGCTGCGGAGCGTTTCCGAGCGCGACAGGATGGCACGCGCGCTTCGATTGCGCGAACTGAAAGGAAAGCACCATGTCTGATTTGAAGCTTCAGCTGAAGGCGATGATGGAGGAGCGCAAGAAGCTCCTCGGCGACATGCAGCAGCTGAACGACCGCAAGGACTTCAGCAACCTCGACCGCGAGCAGTGGGACCGCATGGACGCGCGGTACGTCGAGCTCGACGGCCTGATCGAGCGCGCCCAGCGCTCCGCGCGCATCGACGCCGAGCTGCGCAAGCCGGCGTACGACCTCCCGGCGGTCCGCGCCGCGAGCGCCGAGAAGGCCGTGGCGGCCGACTGCGCCGCGACGCCCGAGTACCGCAACGCGTTTGCGCGTGCGCTCCGCACCGGCGACATGTCTGAGGTTCGCGCGCTCAACACCGGCAGCAGCAATGCCCCGATGCCCGTCGACATGCAGCGCCGCATCTGGGAGCTGATGATGAAGGAGACGCCGCTCCGCAGCCTCGCGCGCGTGTTCCAGGTCGCGACCGACCAGCAGATCACCGTCGAGACCGCGATCCCGACCGGCTACATCGTGGACGAGTCGACCAGCACGACGGACGGCTACGCGTCGCCGACCTCGACCGTGACCGAGTCGACCGGCACGTTCGGCCGCAAGACCATCGGCGACTTCACCTACGCGGTGCGCTCGAAGGTCACGTACCAGGCGTACAACGACTACATCAACGGCGGCACGTACCTTGCCAACAAGGTCGCGCAGGCGCTTGCCCAGACCGAGGAGCAGTACCTCATGACGGGCGACGGTTCGGCCAGCGCGACGGGCAACCCGGCGCAGCCGAGCGGCGTGATCACGCAGATCAACACCGCCGACAACAAGTTCACCTTCACCGGCGGCACCACCGGACAGGGATGGACGGGCCTCACCGCCGACGCCGTGATCGAGACCGCGCATCTGGTCAGCCCGCAGTACCGTCGCGGCCCTTCGCTGCGCTGGATGATGGGCGACACGGCCGCGAAGGAGATCCGCAAGCTCAAGGACGGCAGCAACCGCTACCTGTGGCAGGTCAGCGACAACGTGCCCGAGGGCCTGACGAACGGCATCAACGGCAGCCTCTACGGCATCCCCGTGGTGATCTCGCAGTTCATGCCGACCGGCACGGCCGCCACCAACGTCGCGTTCGTCGTGGGCGACTTCAGCAACGTCGAGATCTACGACCGTGGCCCGATCGAGTTCATGCTCGACCAGTACACCGATCTGGTCAAGCTCAACGTCTTCCTGCAGACGTGGAAGCGCAGCGACCTCACGGTGATGGCCGGCGCTTCGGGCTACCGCCCCTTCGCGCACGCCGAGTTCAAGTGATCCATTCTCCCCATGGGGTTGCGCGGGGAAACCCGCGCGACCCTTTTCCATGTCGGTACCGCTCTCAACCATCAAGTCGGCGCTCAAGGTCGACTACACGGACGATGACACGGAGCTGATCAGGCTTCGCGAGGTCGCAAACGTGTACGTCGAGAAGCGCACCGGGCTCGCGCTCAGCGCGCGAAGCGAGGCGCTGTACCTGTCGACGTGGACAGATTCGCTGATCCCCGTGGCACCGTACACGGGGCTGACGCACGTCAGGTACTACGACACAGGCAACAACCAGGTCACGATGCCGTCCGCCGACTACTGGATCGACCAGTCGGACGGACCGATGCCGATCATCCGGTTCAAGAAGGCACCGCAGATCTTCGACGGCTCGGTGGTCATCGTCACCTATACCGCCGGGTACGCCAACATCCCCGACCCGCTGGTGCACACCATCATCTCGCTCGTCGGCGGTTGGTACAACAACCCCGAGTCGATGCAGCCGATCGGCCTCAACCCCGTGCCGTTTGGGGTTGACGCCATCCTCGACATGTACGCCGTGCGGAGTCCGATCCGATGATCTCGGGTGGCGTCCTGCAGTTCAAGGCGACGCGCTTGGCGGCATCCCAGTCGCAGGATGCGCTCGGCATGCGCACCGACGTATGGGACGCGGCGGGAACGTTCCGCTGCGACCTACGCAACGACTCGACCACCGAGCAGCAGTACGCCGACGGCGTCGCCGTGCGGCGCACGTGCGAGGTCCGCGCGCGCTGGCAGGCGGTGCAGGGCGTCGGGCTGACCGAGGTCGACCGGCTCGACGTGCGCGGGCGCATCCTGCGCGTCCAGTCGATCCGCAACCTCGATGAAGCCGACCGCGTCGCCGTGATCCTCTGCGAGGAGATCGACTAATGGCGACCATCGAGG